CAATCCCAATACTCCATGACTTCGAGTTTCGTGCGGCGAGGGTCAGGGCTTGTCTGCGCGTTAACTTCTTCAGCGTGGAATACAACGCCACGCACTTGAGTCGTGAGGTCTAAATCCTGCAACTGCTGCCCTGGCTGACCATCCCACATCGCCGCTATCTGTCCGTCGGATGGGAATTTCCACCCGTCGATTACGACACCCTCTTCGCCGTCCGCTATCGCGCCCTTGATGTTGTTCTTCAACTCCATGAACTGATACCAATCCATGTAGCGAATGTCAATCACCCAACGTGCTTCGCGAATATCGGAGACTTCCAACTGCGGGTCGATGAGAACTCGGTTGAGAGGACGATGCTCGAAGAACGGCATCGGGATTATTCTGACCGTTCGCGTGATGTCAGGCGGAGCATCCGAAGGGATTGCTTCCGTACCCATTGTGCCATCAGCGTTCGGAACATCCACATGCGTCACAGTCGCAGACCGTTTGAAGGTCTCAATCTCTTTCCAGTCGTATCCCCACTTGAATATGCCTGTGCCAAGGTGGGCCATCTGCTCAAGGCCCCACTTCGTGTGGTTCTTGAACTTACACTCATCCAGAATGTACGAATACAGAGCCGTCTTAGCGTCTACGACTTTCTGGCTCGTACCGGGGCGAGGCCGAATCAACATCGGCGGGTCGGCGTAGAACAAACCCTTGTAGAGTTGCGGCACGACCGCGTTGCAGACTTTCGCAACGGTGAAACGCTGAACGTTAGGTTCGAGAACGTCAGAGTGTTACTCGCCTTAGGCGGGACGAATCATTTCTGTTCGTCTCTTACGATTGTGATTCTCGTAAGTTCGGACTATCGCTTCATCCCGAAGGATGTCTTCTTGTTTAGTCTCTACTGCTGCCCGCTTGCGCTGCTTGCAGTCTGTTCCCATTTCAGGGTTCATCTTAATTAAAGAAGATTCGCAGTCTCACCTTTCGATGAGGTGCCTCACTCACTTTGTAATTAACTTACAAAGGAAAAAGTATTCTCGTACACAGACATGGGTCTCGGAGACTGAAATAAAATATCTGCGTCCCTCCAGAGCAAAACCCATTGACGATTTTGAATATAAGCTTTAGCAAGTTCTGCAGACCGGCACACTAAAACTAATTCCTTATCAATCGGTAGATCGCCCGTTTTATTACTCTTAAAATCTTGAGGGAGTAGACTTCCATTCGGATCGCCGTCCCGTGTAACAGCGTCCATAACGCCTACACTGGATTCTGGCATTGAGCCCGCCTTTCTGCTGCCTTTCGTTTTCGACTTTCCATTAAATGTCGAATGTGTTCAGCCGTACGAGGAGGTTTGTGACAACCTCTCTGTCCTGCTCGTAATGCTGCAATGTGTTCTGGTGTAAATTTCCTACCTTTTTGAGCAACGCTAATCTTATCTGCCCAAGTTACTTTACGCCCTGTCATTACTTCGCTCATATGAACTTTTTCAAATTCAGTGTGGGGGCGTTTTGTACCCAGTCGTCCTCCACCGCCTGCCGTAATATTATACCCGATTTCTGGATTCTGAGTCTCCAGAGTGCGAATGAAAAAGATTTCCAAGGCGTCCATTTGCTCTTTATCAATCGCCTCAACCAAGGATTTTATGAAGAACGCGTCGCCGCCATATTTACGAATGGCGTTGTATAAATAAGTCTTGTTACCACTATTCGCTAGGGCATGACGAATGTTGTAGGCAAGATATCTCTGTAAGTCATCGCCCGCATGTTGACCGACATATATCTTATCGTTCACCCGATTTTGTATGGCGTAAACGTGCATAATGCTTTTCTCCCCCACTTTGTATATCAGAATTGCCCGATTTTGTCAATCTACTACCCGAATATCCCCGCGTCTGCCAAGGGGTCGCAATAGTCTGCCCCAAGTCCCGCACCATTAGTTGCCTCACCCGCGTTATCGGGGAAGCTGTTGGCTAAATCCGCCATAAGGCCCGGATTCCGAACTTGGTTCTCATAAATCTGACGGTACAGAGCCGCCTGCTTCGGATCGGAATAGGTATCCTGAGCCGCACTTACCTTCGCTTCATTCTCCGCGAATGGGCCGAACTGATGAACGAGAATCGCCAGGGCGTCCACGATATCGTCGTGTAAAGCTGCCGCTGTGCCGAACTTTGACAGTTCGTCGTAGAGTTCGTCCAGGTTCGGGCAAGAATTCAAGAAGAGGAGTTTGCATTGCCCGAGAGCGTTGAGCACGGGGCCCGCTTTCTCGGACTTCGAGTTCTTCTTATTGCCCTGACCGAGCGATATCCACTCAATCGGCACTCGAACTTTCAGCTTATCCATCTCACGATAGGCCTCACGACCCATCCACTTCACACCGACTGATTCCTCGATGCACATCCGCTTAGGTTTCCACTGGAGTGCCGTCGCTGCAATCAGTGCAGGCAGTTCAAATTCGTTGTAGCGACCGCGCTTCATGTCAATGATGTAGAAGCGCCCACCGTAGATCAACGCGGTGATGATAACGGTGTAGTCTGCCCACGACTTCGTAGAGTACGCGGTGTCCACACAAGTCACGATCATGCCCGTGCTGGGCAGCATCGCCGCTGGAACCGTCCGTCTAACCAGCAGTTCCCGAGGGAACTTGATGGCGTGCAACTGGGTTGGATCGTTGAGGTACTTAATTGCGAACCACGGATCGGTCTTCTTTTTATGTTGTAAAAACTTGTACGTCAAGGCGTGTTCGTTTCCTGGCTCATTAAACCAGTAGTCGTAATCACACTCGGTCATCTCGGCGTCCACTTTGCCGATTGCACGAGCGGCGGCATTCTGCCACCACGCTGGACGGATGTAAACCTTCATCGGGAACTGTTCGGCAGCCCCACCTTCCTCGATGAACTTCTTGAGGTTGATGATGTCCTGTCCGTAAGTATCCTGGGAGTCGTACCACGTTCCGATCTTGTCGTAGAATCCAAACGGGTGCAACATAGCTTGGTTGATGCTGACTTGCTTGTTGATGTTGATGATGCGGTCAACCGTCTGCGAGTTCTCATTGGTGACCACATCGTCAAGTTTCATAATACAGACGTGCCATCCAGCCAAGTTCTGCTCGATAGACGCCGCAAATACCGTACATTCCTTCTCGACCATCGAGACGGCGGGCGTCTGGTATTCATAGCCCTTACCATCATCCTTCTCGATACAATGCTCGGGAAAGAGAATCTGGAACATGCTCTCGGTGCCGTCAGTCATCCGACGAGGAGCGAGTTTCTTTTTCGGGATGAACAAGCCCAGCGCGGGCCCGTCCTCGCAAGTGAAGTGACCCTTGATTTCGCCGACGAAGTCCTTCGCCAAGTCCAACACGCCCGTCAGTACGAGAATCGTGATTTCAGGAAAGCAAATGACCCACTGGACACAATCTGCCATGTTCATCGAAGATTTGAATCCGCCACGAGGGACTAATAGGAGGCGTTCCTTTTGCTCGATGTAACTCTCTTTGGCAGCGAAGTCTTTGAACGTCTTCTTAGTCGGGTCTTTGTGAGCGAAGAAATCGTTGCAGATCTCTTCGTGAGTATTGTGAGTAGTTCCATCTATCCACAGATACTCGTGGTCCGTCATGTCGGGATACTTCCCCAGCAGTTTGCATAGGCCGAAGAGGTTCGTCTGGGCTAAGAATCGATAGCGTTCAATGTCCGCTTGATTCGTAATTCCTTTAAGGTGACAGATTGTCACCACCTTCGTAACTTGATCGGGAGTGAGCCGCTCAAAACTTGCTTTCGCCAGTTTGGCAAACACTTCGTCCGACAAGTTGCGGTGTTGGTAATTTTTGTCGTGACGATGCTGGTCAAACCATAGCGTTAGGTTTTCTACGTGCACAACTCCTCCTCCAAAAGTTGTTACATTCCCGGCATTGCTGGGGGTGCGCCTGCGCCTGGACCCGCTGCGCCCATAGGCGGTGCAGGACTCGGGGAAGCCGTCATCTGCGGTGCCTCGGGAGCCGCTGCGCCCTCGGCGGGCTCGGCGTTATGGGTATCCATGTGCTTGTGCACATCGGCCATACTACCGTGCATATGCGTCTCATCGTGCTCAGGACCGTCGAATGGGGCATGATGCTTGTGAGTAATGACATGCTTACCATTGTGAGTCTTGGTATGCGTCATCGACTTGATCTCTTTCTTCGGGCCCTTCGCCCCTTTATCTTTCAGAACGTCGTAGATACTACCGACTTTTCCGCCTTTGTCGTAACAATCAACTCCCATACCGTGCTCCTTTTCATATTCCTTGTTCTGTTTCTCAGTCAGCACACGCTCGCCCTCCTTCAGAATAGCGAGTTGATGCTTCCCGTC